TCTACGAATAAGGAACTGACCATTATCAAAATCACAAGGTCGAGCAGCCAATGCTTCCCCGGCACGACAACCAGTAATTGCCATTAAATAGAAGAACAAGACTCGTTGCTTCTTACGAAGATCATTAATGTTTGTCATCTTGAGATTGTAAGAAATAAATTTCTTCATCTCTTCTTCCTCAGGTGCAGCTTGACCCACATAAACAACCTTAGGTGCTTTGATTGCTTTAGCCGGGTTAGTAAGAATTAATTCTTCTTCGACTGCCATATCCATGATGCGAGTAAATTGCTGATAAGATTTAGCAGCTTTACGATCAGAGTATTCTTCTAACTTTTGTTTAAGTTCCCGGCATCGTGCTACGTTAATCAGTTGGATATCAGTATCTTCTCCCACTAACTTATTGATAAAAATAATATGATTATAATATTCTTCTAAGGTCGCAGCTCGAATACCCTTCATGGGTTTTTCTTTATTGATCCGAACTTCGTTACGAAGAAACTCGACATACTTGTGAGATATCTCACCAAAGAAAACTCTTCGATCTTTAGGTGTCTTCTCCACAAATCGAAAATCCAAAATATAACTTTGGACTTCTTGTTTGGTATCACGAAATACTGCTTGATACTTTGGTCGACCATTGGAATATCTTTTCCCGGTAGGAAGTTGAGTCATCCACATCTTCTTACCATTCTTGGTTACTTGTCTAATGTTCATTAGAAACACTCCCTAAAACATGTGCTAGAAATTCTGCTCTCATACATTTTTCAAAATGTTTAAGATCAATTTCCGCAGCTTCTTGTGTAAAATAGTATCCAGATGCTCTATCGTATGGAATATTCGAATAGACTTCTCCTTCACTATATTCTTCTTCACATGACCTTCCAATGTAATAACCAGCATTAGAATGCATGACTTTAAAATCAGATACAGATTTTATTTTACTTTCCATTATTGACCCTCCTTTAGGTTTTGAAAGATGTGACTAATCACATCTACAGTCCATCCATTACCCAACATCTTATATCGTTGAGTATTAGAAACTCCATCTGTGTAGTTATCAGGAACAGTTTGTAGTCGCTCACATTCGATAGGAGTTAAATATCTCCATCGTTGTTCGTGATTAATTATTCTTTTAATGTCTCCTCCTACTTTTAAACAATTTGATTTCTTATGAATGTTCATAGGTTTACGATCACGATAATTTGATTTCATTACACCTGTGATTTGTTTTTCATTCATAAAATATTTTGCATCGACATACCCATTAGCATATCCATGAGTACCCGCACAAATAGTACCTGATTTGTCATCAACATTATGAATAGTATTTGCTTGACTCTTATAAGAAGGATTTAATTGATTACCCCCCTGATATTTTTTTTGCAGCTCTTGACCCACCAAATATTTTTCTTCGACATAATCTTGAAGAACATCTTTTAATAAAATACCTTTGTCTTCAGGGATCGTTACATTAGGGATGTTAGTCCAATATAATCGTTGACGATTTTGTGCAGACAATAAAGAACTATTTATCAAGATAGGTTCAACACCTAAATATTCAGTAATGACATTTTGAAATTCTTTTTTCATTCTGACATTCTCTAATAAAAAATACTTAGGTTGACATTCTTTAAGCAATCTTACGAACTCAAAGAACAAAGCACTTCTTGGATCATCAAAGTTAAGTTGCTTACCAGCAAAACTAAAACCCTGACAAGGTGAACCACCAATGAGTAAATCAATTTTAGGTAAGTCACTTGCTTTTACTTTAGTGACATCACCTAATTGAATTGTGTTTGGAAAATTCTTTTGTGCAATCTGAATTGCATACTTATCAATTTCAGCAGCATAGTATTGGTCAACTTTAATCCCTGTTTTTTTCAGAGCAAGTTGACCACAACTCATTCCATCAAATAAAGATAAAACATTCATCTATCGAATATCTCCTTAATAAAATATAAAACGAAACCAATCATAGCGATGTGTACGATTGTAGTGATTGCTATATTTAGCATATTGTTCTCCTTATGTAATACATATGTATCATATATGTTCATATTAGTGATACAGACCATGAAGTCAATACCCTATTATTTACATTTATGAGATTGTTGGAGGGATCGTAGATAAGAAACTAAAATATTAGGTTCTACAGTGACTATAGCACCATTCCAGGGGTGTATTCTTTTTACCCGGAAAGAAACAATTTGATCGTTTTCAACTTTATAAAAAACAAGAAGCGAGGGTACTTCACATTTCTTTGAAATTTTTTTGATAAAGGTTGTTGCTTTGTATGCTTGACCTTTGTCATAAGCTAACTCCATAAAGCATAAAGGTTCATAACACTCAGGACAGACTTCTACGAAGTCCACATCAATTCCAGCAAGACCATCAAACTGACGATGCCATTCGGAAAAGTGTGAACCTCGTTCAAAGTAAGTCCATCTAGCCATGTAAGATTTCTATGGACCTATTCTTTCCATCAATGTGAATAATTTTATTTCTTTCTTTTAATTGTTTCACAATCTTATGAACACTAGCTTTGGATTTCATTGACGTTGCATTCGCTAGTTCTTGATAGGTTGGACTATATCCATTCTTCTTTTGGAAATCTTTAATGGCATCATAAATTATTTTCTGTTTGGGTGTCATATAAGTTTCCTTGTTCCTTCTTTCTCAAAACACCAGACATTGCAATGTAAGCAATAGCATCAACATAGCTATCAAACTTGTAAACATTTTCTTGTTTCACTCTTGCTATCTTGAGTAATGCCATCATCATACAAGCAGTAGAAGGCTGCATCGAATGATCGAGCAACCTCCAACTTTCTGTAATGTTTTTAAAATTATCTTCAAAGTTACCATAGTCATGTTGACGAGAACCAGTGACTAGACGTTTTGCTTCGTCTAATATTTTTTCTAGTTCAATATGGTTCTTATCCATTTAATCCTAAGACCCTCATATCTAAATATGCTTTTCCAGATCCACTTTCTTTTTTGTAAACAATAAAGTTATAGGTTTGACCATCAATGTTAACACTTCCAAAGTAATCCCAGTCCATGGGTTTCCCTGATGTCTTACTTGGCATTCCTTGTTTTTGATTAACATGAATAGTTCCTTGACCATTTTTAAGTTCATATGAATTTTGATCCATTACTTAACTCCTTTTCTTTTTTTGTTAATAGTTGGTCCAACTCTTGATAGAGTTCCGGGTTACTGCTTTTCAGCATATTGATAAAACCTTCATGGGAAGCTAACGCTTTTCGGAATTGACCCATATGATTAGCCTTTTGTACTGAAGCTAATATCTTTTGTTTCTCTTCCTCCCATTGAAGATTATCAATCTTGTTTGATGATTGGATAGACTCCACTTTTTTCTCATCAATAATTTTTTCATTATCGACTGCATTTTCGATTTCATTAGAAGATGCAAACTCACCCCCATGAAGAGAGAGTTTCGCTAGAGCTCGACCCACTGATGCAGTCTCTACCATCTCCACCGCTGCCGCTTTGAGAATAGGATTAGCACCCCGGACTTTCTGGGATATCCCATTAGCGACTACTACTTCATCAAAAATAATTTTTGTTTCTGCAGTGACAGTATTTTCTTTTTCTTCAATCGTAGTGATAATACTTGGAGCAACTCCAAAATGCCTACGAAAGACTTCCACTCTATCTTTAACTTGTGTATAATCTTTACCCTTAAAATTAATACCCTTAGTATCATTAACAGTATCGATTGCTTTACATAACACATTGATGTGTTGATTATCGTTCATATTAGACCCCATTTCTTTTTTAGATCGATCATTATTTCGTCAGGAAAACCAGTGTACTTGAAGTATGAGAAGTCAGGTGAAACAAACTTAAACATGTCATCAACTGTTTCTGATTTTTCTACTATTGTTTGTCTTGCAAGAGCAGCAGCTTTGAATTGTTGAATACAATACTCTAAGTGATCTGCTTTCAGTAAGGAGGTACTCTTTTCATCGTGTATCGCATAATCCTTAGAAGTAACATAGACAATCTTGGGTAAGATGCCGGTTGCTTTGTAGTATGTGGCTACTTGCTTGACATGACCCATGTTTGGTTCTTTGGGTGGGTTAGGTTTTGACCAGGACTGGGAAGTAGATCCATCCTTCAAAACTCGACTGCTCTTTGAACCCCACATAGTTTTCCATTCATCAACATCTTTATCCGAAGTTTGAACATCGGTCCTGCCAATGATGGGTAAAACTATTCCTGGTATTTCGATGGAGATGTAAGACTCAGACTCTAATTCTTTTTTGTCATAACCTAGGTCCATTCCTGCTTTGATCCCATTAATGATCGTATCAGGTAACATCTCTAAAACTTTTTCTCTTTCAAAATCAAATTCATCCATGCCTATGCATTCTTTTCGATACTCCGAAATCGCATCTTCAGTCACATCTTGTTTGTCTTTCTTCTCCTTAAAGAATTTTTCAACTGCGTTCTGAACAACCACCCCGGCAACCATTCGAGGTTTGGGTTTTTTCATTCTTCTTTGTTCTTGAGTTAAGTAACAATAAGCAGCTACCCAATAGTCTATTGTGCTATTGAGTTGCTCTGGTGAGAAATGATCTAAGTTGATCTTTTTAAAATAATCGGGAATAAATTGTACCATAAGTAGAACATAGTGAATACATTAGTTTGATCTACAACAAAGTTGCGTACCAGCTTTAAATAATCAAAGTTGTACTTTTGTTTGTTTTTAAAATGAGTAAGTTTAATTAAAATCTTGCACATGATTACATTACCACAACCTAATATCTATAAACCCATTGAAGTCTATTGGCAGGATATTAAGGGTGATACCGGGGAATGGTTAGAGAGAAGAGATTTCAATCTTGAACGACCCGCAATCATTAAATCCTTAGGATATCTCGAACACAAAGATGAAGAAAGAATATTGATGTCAGCTTGTATTAGTTTTGAGATTGAGGATGGCAAGATCAAATTAGATGGAGGATATGGTCGAACATTGCGTATCCCCATTGGTTGTATTATTGGATATTCTTTATTTGCTTTAGACATTCAAGTATTGAAACCTGAGTACAATGATTACATGCCAATAATGATTAACTCGAAGGTATCACATGAGACAAAAGTTCTGGATTAAATGGGATTTACTCGAAAGAGTAATGAGAGATAAAACAATCACCAAAGCAGAAAAGATGGTGATGTTTGAATTAATTAATTGTTATAATCTGAAAACAGAAAAGTGTTACCCATCAATTTCGTTCTTAGAGAAGAACACCAACCTTAATCGAAGAACTATTAGAAGGAGTATTCAAGAGTTGAACAAGAAGAACATCATACAGACAGAGATTAAACATGGTAAGCAGCATCATGGTATTGATTTTGATTGGATGGGGTCAGAAATGTCCAGGGGGGAGGGTCTACAGACCCCCCCAGGGGGGGTGCTACGACCCCCTCCATCTAAAACAAGTAATAAACAAGTAATAGAAACAAGGAAGGAAGATACAGATCCCAAGGTAGTTAATATTCTTTCAGCATTTAAGAAGAACACAAACTTAGCCTATCGAACTGTTGTAGATGGTCAAAGGAAACGTAAAGGTCAAGATAGAAGTTATTTGATGAAAGAGATGAGAGCTAATTCCAGAGATCATCAGTATGAGGTCTGGGAGAGGTTATTGTTGTATGGTGATGAGTTAGAGCAGCAACAAGCAATGGAGTTCGCTAGAAAACATCTAGGAATTAAATGGTAGTTTGATATGGTTGGTAGACCATTAAAGAAAGTTATTTGTGGTGCACGAAGAAAGTATGATGGTAATCCATGTCAAGCCAAAGCTAGAAAGAATGGAAGATGCTACCTACATGGAGGTATGTCGACTGGTGCATTAACGATTGAAGGTCGTATTAATGCTTTAATGGGATTAAAACAGTTTAAAGGATGGAGTAGAGAAGATGTTATCCGAAGAGCAAAAGAAAAGAATTATTACAGAATTAATGATGGGGAAGACGTTGACATCGATTTGCAGAGGGAAAAACATGCCATCGCTTACCACCGTCTACCATGGCACGAGAGAAGACGAAGATTTCAAGAAAGACTTGAAAGAAGCAAGAATGCATGGAGCTCTGACAAGACTAGACGAGAGTCAGGATCAGATTGAAGAGTATCAGAGAAGGAAGGATTTAACGCATGTGGAGGTTACGTTGTTGAGAGATATCCTTCATAACAATCGTTGGTATGCTAGTAAGTTGATACCTGCGTTTAATGATAAGGTGGTCAATGAACACAAAGGTGAGATCAATCATGTGGTGGTGAAGTGGAAGGATGATAGCAATTTG